AGGTCGTTGTTGCGCCAATCGCCGTCGACGTGGTGGACCTCGAGCTCCTCGGCTGCTCCGCATTTGCGGCAGCGGTAGCGGTCGCGTGCGATTACTTTGCCTCGCAGCGTTTTCCAGTTGCCCGAGCTGCCTTTGCGCTCTCGCGCACGGTCCCAATGCGCTTGACGGTGGGCGAGGAACTCCCGGTCGATCACCAGCTTGCGGCAGTGCGGGCAGCGGCGCCAGGGCATCCTGGGGGGATTCTAGAATAGTGCTAGCATTGCGGGTATGGCAAAGACCGCAGTTACATACACTATTACCCTGCCGCAGGAGCTGTCTGAGCGGCTGGAGACCGAACGTGGCGACGTGCCGCGCTCGACGTTCATCAAGCGGGCGCTAGAGCAGCGTCTGGGCCTCGATGCTGAGCGACCCGCGGCCCCCCAGCCCGTGCGCTCGGTGCGCGCGAGCCGGAGGCGCGGTCGAGGCTAGTACCAGGCTCTTCGCCCGCCAACGGGATGTCCCACCTGACCCAGCAACAGCAGGATCAGGCCCACGACCAGGACGATGCACCCGATCGTGAACAGGACCGCTAGCTTCGGCAACAGCAACCCGATGACTATCAGGATGAGGCCTAGGATGATCATGCAACCTGTCTACCCGCCGGCGTCGTGATCACGCCCTCGTTTGTGCTCGACTCACGCGAGAAATGGCGCCCAGTTGCGGTTGAGACGATCAACGATGTAGGCGCCACGCTCAACGGCGCTCCGGTCGACCTCGAGAACCTGCCCGTGGCCGGTGGCAAGATCGACTTCCCCAAGGACATGGTCCAGCCCAGGGACGCGCCCGAGGTTGGCTATCACCGCGTCGCTCACGGCGGTGGCTTGTGGTGGCATCAGTTCTGGACCTGGTGGCTGTACAACCCCAAGAAGTACGCCGGCTTCGGCGTGCATGAGGGCGACTGGGAGATGGTCCAGCTCGGCTGCGTCGACGAGGAGGGCGAATACCCGGTGCTGATGACTTGCTCGCAACACGACGGTGGTGAGAAGCGCGAGTTCTGGCGCTGCGAGCTCAGCGAATGGATGTTGCAGTGCCCGATGGTTTACGTGGCACGGGACTCGCATGCCAACTACTTTGGCCCTCACCAGGACGTCACCGACACCGCTGACGGCAAGGGCGCACGGCTGGCCACGCTGGAGTGGCGCGAGTTCGGCTCCTGGGCCTTGTGGACGGGCAAGTGGGGCAACTCCGACAACAGCCCCGGAGGACTGGCTCCGCGCCGTGCTTGGCAGGCGCCCCACGCATATCATGGCCAAGCTCGTGGATGAAGAGCCGGATCTGTTTCTGCGCTGGTTCGTGATCATCCTGTGCGTTGTGGTCGCCCTGTGGGTGACCGCGCGTGTGCTTGGGATCGACCAGTAGGCGCTTGCCGACTGCGGAGAAAATCAATTGCCGTCGCCAAGGAACCCCGGTATACTATCGGAATACCCGTATATCGGCCTGCGGGGGCGGTCGAGACGGGTGCGCTTCCCTCGAAGACGAAAGTGAGCGAGGTGCTCCCTGACGATGATTCTCAAGCCCGGTACTTCGGGCTTTGCGTGATGGCCTTGGATGACATCGCACAGATGCAACGGTGGGGGTTTCTGACGATGCCCCAGGGCCGGCAAGTGATTGATCCCAACGACGTGGTGGAGGTAGAGCTGGAGTGCATAGAGCGTGGGTTCTTCTACTCGGAGGAGGAGTTGGATCGGAAGGTGTGGGACTTCGTCCAGCAGTGGATGGGCGTGGTCTAGGTGGGTGATCGGACTGCTATTGCGTGGACCGATCACACATGGAACCCATGGATGGGCTGTCAGCGCGTCTCGCAGGGATGCATCCACTGCTACGCAGAGACGCTGACTCAAAACCGGATGGGCCTCGACGTATTCGGCGCCAAGGACCTGCGTCGCAAGACCGGCAAGTCGGTCTGGAGGCGGCCGGTGCAGTGGAATCGAGTCGCTCAGTACGAGCGTGATCCGCGGCGAGTGTTCTGCGCCAGCCTCGCCGACGTGTTCGAGGATGCGCCCGGTCCTAACGAGTGGCGCGCCGACGTCTGGCAGGTGATCCACGACTGCCCGTGGCTCGACTTCCAGTTGCTGACCAAGCGCCCGGAGAACATCGCACGGATGCTGCCCGACGACTGGGACCGCAACCCGTGGGGGTTCTGGCCCAACGTCTGGCTGGGCACGAGCATCGAGGACAACCGGGTTGCCGACCGAGCGGGAGTCTTAGTCGACAACCCGGCGATCGTGCATTTCATCAGCTACGAGCCGGCGATAGGCCCAGCCGACCGGATCGACCTCGGGCACATTGAGTGGATGATCGTCGGCGGTGAGTCGGGTCCCGGCTTTCGGCCGATGCGGGTCGAGTGGGCACAGGACATGCGCGAGCGGTGCGACCTCGAGGGGGTGGCGTTCTTCTTCAAGCAGGGCGCCGCGCCCCGCACCGAGATGCACATTGACCTGCTCGGCGAGATCGTGCGTGATTACCCGGTGGCGTGGGATCGAACGATTCCGGAGGCGGTATGAGCATCACACCCCGCAGCGCCGGCTTCTTGCCGGTCGAGCACGTTGGAGAGGCGCCGTTGGGCGGTGAGCACTACAGGGTCGGTGAGGCCAATGTGGTGCAGACCGACAAGCGCCACTTCTCGATCTCGTGTCCGGACCGTGACCCATCATGGGACGAGATTGCCTCTGCTCGCTACGCGTTACTCCCCAAGGCCAAGGACTGCGTGATGGTCCTGCCACCCGAGTGGGAATACGTCAACGTGCATGAGCATTGCTTTCACGTCCACATGCTGCGCACGCTCGCTCCGGGTGGGCGCTTTTACAACGAGGAGACATGGTGAGCGAACTGATAGCTAGCTACACCGCCGAACAGACCGCCCGCTTCTTCGGTGGCGGCGAGATCGGCAAACCGAAGTACGCCGACCCCGAGTTGCAGGCCAGGGTCGACCGGTTGCAGCAGCGCCTGCTCAAGGCGTTTGACGACGTAGTCGAGAAGCTCTCAGAGGCGGTCGTGATCGACGGTCAGATCACCAACCAGCGTCTCAACGAGCTCTGGTACGCCGCAAGGCGGGGTGACGCGCGCTCGAGGGACCTGCTGGGTGTGCTGATCAACGAGCTGCTCAAGCAGGCGACGTTGCAATGACCATCGAAAGCGAGGCACGCTACGTGCTTGATTGCGGTGATCGCCTCGAACAGGCCGACATCGGCTACGAACTCTGTCTGTATGAGGAGGTCGCTGCTCGATTTCCAGACCTGACGGCGAGGATCGTTGCAGCGACCATTGACGAGCGGGCCGATCTCTCGATCGAGCTCGCAAGGGAGCTCGGGATTGAGGTGGAGCAATGATCCGTATCGGCAATGCCCAGATCCGCACGCTCGATGGCGAGATCTTCGGATCTTGCCCGGTCTTCGACGACAACCTGGCGTTGCTCGAGCGCTGGGTGCGCGATTGTCACAGGCTACTCATGGAGGAGAAGGGCCTAGCTGACGATCCCGCCGATTCGATTCCGGAGCCGATGGGCGTGACGCTCGAGGAGACGGTGGTCTTGCACCTGCCGGACGACATCTACGCCCCCGAAGAGGATGGCTCAGAAGCAACACGTCCAGATTGAGCGCAAGCTGCATCAGCGCCGTAGGCTGCTCCGGGAGTGGGCCACTCCTGGGGCGGTCTACGTGCCATTTATCGGTGACGGCGACATCGCTGAGGAGATCTACGCCGACCGCCGCATCTTCGGAGCCGACATCGACCCGGCTCGTGTCGAGGAGGCCTCCAGCCGGCTGCACGGCAGGATCATCGTGGCCGACTGCGACCAGTGGCCCTTCCCAGGCGAGCAGACGCCGTTCGCCGTGGCCGACTTCGACGCCTACACCTACCCGTACCACTCGTTCCGAGCATTCTGGTGCTCGGCCAAAAAGCAAGACCTCATGGTCCTGTTCTTCACCGATACGGTGAAGCAGGCCGTCAAGCGCTCAGGGCACGTTCACAACCCGGATGGCTCGACCTACGAGCTGCCCGCACTGCCCTCTCGGCGCCGATCCGAGGTCTACAACTCATGGTTCTCAAGGCACATCTGGCCGTGGTTTGAGACCTACATACAGCCATACCGCGTTCTGGACCGTCATCGCTACCTGCGCCAAGACACGGTCTATTGGGGTGCGGTCATACGCCGGGAGCGGTAGCTTTTTAGGCGATGGGCCTTCCCACCGCCCCCTCGGGTCCCGTTGGCACCTTTCAGGCAGCCATCAAGCCCGACCTGCGTGGCGACAAGCGCAAATTGCGCGTCTCTAAGCGCTTACAGACGCCAAAAGCGCGCTCGAACCTACCCAAAATAAGCACGCACCGGGGTTTTGGGTAGGTTCTGATGCCGCCGAACAAGGGTCGCAAGCGGTTTTCGCTGGCTTTGCAGCAGGAGTTCCTGCATCACCTGCGCCAAGGCATGCGCCGGGGCGCCGCGGCCGAGCTCTTGGGCTTTTCGCGGATGACGGTGATCGACTACATCGAGGAGCACCCGGATTTCGAGAAAAAGGTGCTCGATGCAGAGGGCGAAGCCAACGAACACGTCGAGGAGGCGCTCTACCAGGCCGCCGTCTCAGGCAACGTAGCGGCCGCTAGGGCCTGGCTGGAGCTCCGGCCTGCCCCGAGGTCGGATATGCCCCTCGGAGGGTCTCAGGTGCCGCCTCCTGAGCCCACAGACCCCCTCGAGGACGAGGAAGACGAGATCTTCCCGGCGAATGTGACGCGGATGGACCCACGCCAGCGCCGTAAGGGCGCCTAATGAGCGCCACGGTGCCCAAGCGGGGCCAACGAGGTGGCCGGACCCCGCTGACCCCATTCACGCTTCCCCACTTCCGCAAGTACACAAGCAAGATCGTGCTCGACACCGGGGAGTTCTGGTATCTCGAGGATTTTCAGGCTGAAGTGGTCCAACCGGTGCTCGATGGGGTCACCGAGACGTGGGCAATCCTGCCCGAGGGCAACGCGAAGACCACATTGATGGCCGGCGTGGCTCTCTACCACTGCGATTTCACCTATGCGCCGTGGGTGCCGATCGGGGCGTCGGCGCGCGATCAGGCAGAGATCTTGGCGCTCCAAGCGATGGATATGGTGCGCCGCAGCCCAGGATTTCTGCACCGATTCAGGCCCTACGAGGGCTATCGGAAGATCATCCACTTCCAGAACGGCGGTAGAGGCATCAAGGTCTACGCGGCCGATGCGAATACAGGCGACGGCGTGATTCCCACGTTGGCTCTGTGCGACGAGCTGCATCGGTGGCCCGATCTGCGTCTCTACCGCCTCTGGAAGGGCAAATTGAACAAGCGAGGCGGCCAGATCGTCGGAATCAGCACCGCTGGCGAGCCCGGAGGCGAATTCGAGGAGCAGCGAGACGCGATTCGCGGCATGGGAGCCAAAAAGCAGCGCAACGGAGCCCATCTGCGCATCGAGGGCTCCAACATCGTCATGAACGAGTGGATGGTGCGCGATTCCAAGCTGATTACCGACATGAAGGCCGTCAAAGAGGCCAATCCGCTGTCGACGATCACGCTTCAGGCCCTCAGGGAGGATTTCGAGTCTCCGACGACCGACCTGGGCGACTGGAAGCGCCTGAAGTGCAACATTCCGGCCCGATCGAGCCTCACGGCGGTCACCGAGGCTGAATGGGACACCGCCTACGTCGACGACGAGCTCCAAGACGGCGATTACATCGACCTGGGCCTCGACATCGCGTGGAAGCACGACACGACCGCGATCCAGCCGCTGCTGTGCACCGATGACTACCGCCTGCTCGCCGACCCGGTCGTTTTGACCCCTCCGAGGGACGGTTCGATGCTCGATCCCGAGGATCTGAAGATCGCGCTGTCGCATTTCACCGACACCTACGTGGTCAACACGGTGGTCATGGATATGCACCAGGGAGCCGATATTGCGTCCTGGCTCGAGCGCGAAAAGGGCGTCACGGTGGTCGCCTGGGCTCAGGGCAACATGCAGGCAGCCGAGGACTACGAGGAGTTCATGAAGGCGCTGCGTTCCGACATCCCGGGTGAACGCCTGTGCCACAACGGTAATCCTGACCTGCGCAAGCATGTGATGAACGCAATTGCGCGCTCGCTGCCGGCCGATAAGCGCCGCTTCGACAGGCCTTCCAGCGGTCGCGCCAAGCGTAAGCAGGAGACCCGCGTGATCGACTGCCTGATGGCCGCTTCCTGGGTCAATTCGTTCGTGGCGAACCCGCCGGAGCCCGAATCGCCGCTGATCGGTTCCGTCGAGGACTACCACATCACGCCGCTCTGGGACTAGGATGCCCCAATGCTCACGGCCGCCGAGTTTGAGGAGCACTGCCAGCGGCTTGAGCAGGACCGCGCCCAGCGCAAGGCCGACATCGGCACCGTCTGGCCCACGCCGGATGACACGGCACACTCGGTGGTGCCTATTGAGATCGCCCCAGGCCGCGGCGACCTACGCGTCATGTCTGGGTTCTACCCAGCGTTTCCGACCGCGCTCGCGATGGTCGGTAGGCGCACCGTTTCGTTCGCACGGATCTACATGTCCCAGCCATGGGTTGCCGCGGCCGCCGACTGGATGATGCGAAGGGCGATTCGCGTCCCGCTCAGGGTCTACCGGCGCCACGGTGATGACCTGCGTGAGCGCCAGATCCTCACGCCCAAGGACCACCCGCTTGCCGCCGCAATTGAGTCTCCGTGGGACCGCGGTTCCCGTGCCGACTTCATCCAGGCGATGTTCGGCCCGGTGCTCGTGCACGGCAACTCGACGACGGTGATCGAGCAGGGCGCCCGCGACAAGATCCAGTTTGACCCCAAGGACTTCCGCTTCTGCCGCCCGATCATGCCGTTCCGTGATCGGATCGCCGGCTTCACATTTGACTACGACCAGCCGCAGTTCATGGACGAGCAGTCGATAGACCACGTCCTGCACGCCAAGTGGTGGTCGCCGGCGGGTCCCATCGGCTGCTCTCCGCTGCAGCAGCTAGGCGTCTCGGTCCAGATCGAGGACGCCGCGCAGCGCTGGCAGCGCGCAATGCTCCACCAGGGCGCCCGCCCATCCGGCGCGGTGACGATGACCCCTGAGTTTGTGGGCCTCAAGCAGGCCGAGCGCGAGCAGATCATCTCCCAGGTGCGCCGCGACCTGCGCGAGCTCTACGGCGGCCCCGAGAACGCGGGTAAGCCGGCGCTCCTGCCCCCGGGCCTTCAGTGGATGAACTACAACGGCGGCACCGCCGTCGAGGCCGAGCTGATCCAACAGCGCAAGATCAGCCGCGAGGAGATCGCAGCGGTCTATGGCATCCCACCGCCGCTGCTGGGCATTCTCGACAGGGCCACCTACTCCAACATCCAGACCCAGCGCGACATGACCTACACCGAGGTGCTCGGTCCGCCGTTGGTGATGATGGAGCAGACGGTCACCGCCCAGGTGGCCCGCAACCTGCTCGCTGAGGACGACATCATGGTCGAGTTCGACTTTGCTGCGGTCCTGCGAGGCGACCCGCTGCAGGAGATCGAGGCTCTGCGCTTCGCGGTCGGCTCGGCACTGATGACGCCCAACGAGGGCCGTTCGGTGATCAAGCTCCCGCACTCCGACCTGCCCGAGATGGACGAGTTCTACTACCCGTCCAACAACTGGAGCGCGATGGGCACGACGCCGACTCCCAAGGTCGTGCAGGTGCCTACGCCGCCTCCTGACCAGGAGCCGGACTTTCCTGGCGAGCCAGAAGGCCCGGACAGCCCACGCCGGGGCCGCGCGCTGCATATCAAGAGCCGCGACCGCGACTTCACCGAGATCATCGACTAGACCGTCCGCGCTGCGCGCTAAACCTCGCGCATGCACCCCTCGGTCATGGAGTTCATCCGCTACGAGGTTGCCGCGCTGAACCTGAGCGAGCGCAAGACGCTCGAGGTCGGCTCGCTGAACGTCAACGGCTCCCCAAGGGCCTACTTCACCGGCGAGTACCTCGGCGTCGACATGCGCGATGGCCCCGGTGTCGACCGGGTCTGCAACGCCCACGACCTCTCGGTGGAATCGGTCGGCAGCTTCGACGTGATCGTCTGCACCGAGATGCTCGAGCACGACGATGCGCCGTGGATATCCCTTCAGGAGATGGTGGACGTATGTAGGCCGGGGGGATATTTGCTCCTCACCTGCAGGGGGTTCGATGCTCGTGGCTGCTTCCCGGTTCATGAGTACCCACACGACCTCTGGCGTTTCTCGGTCGCTGGCATTGAGGCTCTTTTGACGTGGGCAAGCTGGGAGATCCTGCTCGTCAAGACAGACCCGGAGGCGCCCGGCGTGTTCGCGGTTGCGACAAGGCCGATATGAGGCTGACCGCGATCGCCGCTCCCGACTCAAGCGGCCACTACCGCATCCGCCAGCCGATCGAGCAGCTCCAAAGCCAGGGCGTCGAGGGCCTGGAGGTCCTGAGCGCGCTTCCGGTGGAGTTCAACCGCGGCGAGCCGATCGGTGTCTACACCGACGCGGACGTCGTGCTGATCCAGCGGCCGATGCTCCACTTCATGCCCGGCGTCATTGACGTACTGCACCGCCAGGGCACGAAAGTGATCATCGACCTCGACGATGACTTCCACACCGCGCATGCGGACAACATCGCCTTCCAGCTCAACCACCCCAGGCGCAGCCGTCTGCAGAACTGGCACCACCTCACCGCCTGCGTCCGTAAGGCCGATCTGATCACCGTCTCAACCGACCAGCTCGCCAGGCGCTACGGCTCCCATCGGCGTGTCGCTGTCGTGCGCAACTGCGTTGACGATGACTGGCTTGACATCAAGCACCGCGGCGATGGCCGCACGCTCGGCTGGGCCGGCACGGTCCTGAATCACCCAACGGACTTGCAGGCGACCAGGGGCGGCGTTGCGATGGCGCTTGCCGACCATCCTGAGTGGCGCTTTGTCTGCATCGGCGGCGCCAAGTACGTCGATCGCGTACAGGCTGGTCTGGAGTTGCCGTACACGCCAGAGGCGACCGACTGGAAGCCGCTCGAGTTGCATTCGCTGCTGGTCTCAAGCCTCGACGTCGGCATCGTGCCGCTCGCAGACACGCTGTTCAACGCGGCCAAGAGTTGGCTGAAGGGCATCGAGTACGCGGCGCTGGGTATCCCCTTCGTGGCCTC